ATAATCGTTGGATATAATCGTTGGATATAATCGTTGGATATAATCGTTGGATATAATCGTTGGATATAATCGTTGGATATAATCGTTGGATATAATCGTTGGATATAATCGTTGGATATAATCCATGGAAAAATTGTTGATTGAAACCTCGAGACATGTTTGGCGATACAGCCCACTTTTCGTTGAAATTGTATCTATGATACAAAGAAACGCAATCGCCGAATTAGAAGACCATTTTGGCGAAGGTATTACTGTAGATAAAATATTTGAACATATTCCCATTATAGAAGAATATTTGCAAGAAGAGGAAGAACAGTACTTGGATCTTGTAGTGGATACAAGCGGTGTAGAATCTATAGGACCAATTGTAGATATCCAGTACGAAGAAAATAATACATTCTATTTTACAGAGGAATGTATTATTTGTTATGAAAACCAATCGGATGTGAGATTTAATTGCAAACATGAATTTTGCGGAAAATGCATAAAAACCCATATATCAATAAATATAGCACCATTATGCCCGAATTGTCGTGATTCAATCACACGCATTGAGTATAATAATAAATCATCTATATTACATTAACCTTTGGTTAAAAATAAAATTATTTTTGGGCAGTGTAATTTCGTTTTCTTCTCTTTCGAGTTCCTCCTCGTGATATACGAGATGGTCTTCGTGTAGTAGATCTATTTTGTCTATTGGCATCGATTTTCCCTTCGATATAATTTTGCATCATTGGATAATAAAGTGTTCCTTGTATTTCTTTCATTAATTCCGGATTTTGTAAAATCGAATATCTTGCGATATCTTGCAAAGATTGATTGTGACGGTTAAATAAAGATCCTTGTTTATTTGATATTTGTCTACGCAATAATTTATTTGGACTCACTATGGGATTTCCCAATTTTTGTATTTCTGTAATATTTGAATGAAAGGGGATCACGTAGTTTTTTTTATGGTATTTTTCCTCGATATAATCATATTGATGACATAAATCCTTTTTTACAATTTGATCCTCTTCTTTAAATAATTGAATACATGCATTAAATACTAACCCTTTTGCATCTAACCGATGAAACCTCCCAATATAAAAATCATATATATATCTATCCGCGCTATCGTCATTTACAGTAGATACTCTATAAAGGTATCCAGGTTTCAATTGTATTTCTCCACTTTTCACTTTTCTAATATTTGTTATAACTGGACCTACTCCATTTGGTTTATTCATTTTTGCAGGACTACCCGACAATCTATTTTTCCAATTAGTATGACTAAGTTCTTGGATGGTTACCACACGATCACCCGTAATTTCGATTTCATATTTATCTATGAGATCTGTCACTTGATCATCTGTAAATCGCAAACAATCCATTATAATATAATACAGCATTTTTTCTCGTTTCATGAAATATATTTTGGAAGTGCATCAATATCAATTATATTTTCTATAGGACCATTCGTTGCAAATTTTGCGAAAAAGGGAAATGCCAATTGTGCTTCTGGAGTATGCAGATGAACCGTGCGTGCAATCATTTTATATAATTTGAATCCGGGATACCGCTCTTCTCCCGATTTCTTGTAAAGCACGTTTTTGCCTTTATCATCTGTACACCATCGCAGAATCGTTTTTTGGAAATCGTCTATTTGCGTTAAATCTTCATCCTCGTCAAATAGAAAATCATAGATGGAACATCCTAAACGGCACAAATCAAAAGCGGGATTCGGATCTACGCGACTTTTCTTGTCGTCATAAAATGGCTCGCAATTGTATTGGGAAAATCCATCACCTCCGGATTGAAAACTATCGCTACAAAACCGTTTTCCTTGGAATGTGTAAATGGCGCGACCAAAATCGATGATTTTAAAGATTTTGCCATATGTAGGGATTTTGTATGTGACTCCTGCGTACTTGTAATATAGAAATTCTACATCGGTGGATACATACATGATATTATTTGTATGAAGATCATTGTGGGTGAAATCAAAGAGTTTTTGATATACGAGAAGGGTTACAATGACCTGCATGAGAATCGCAGAAGCCTCATTTTCATCCAGTAAATCGTTCTCTAATAATTCGTCCAATGTTCCTTCGCATTTTTCTAGGCAAATCATTTGTATAGGATAATCGTGAATATAGGCATATACTACATGTTCACTTTCTTCTTCTTCGGATGAATCATCTTGTTCCGATACATCTTCCCAAGCATTCGATGAGTCTTCTTCTTCTTCGCCTTCTTCTTCGCCTTCGTCGTCTGTATAATTGACTTCACTATCATTTGTAGAAACCGTAGAGGAATGATTTGAAACATGTTCATAGACTTCTTCTATTTCTCCATTTTCGGATTGTTCTATAGGATTCAATTCTAGATCTTCGACATCGAGTTCAATCATTTCATCGGATTCGTCGTCTACAAATGCAATTCGATGTTTATTTCCTCTGGATCCAATATTGGTAAATGGGTCAAAATCCGCATCATCTACCGTGAAAAGTTTCCCTTTGTTTTCTGTATAGTAACGCGAAGAATTCAAATATTCGATATCTTCGGCAACGTCCATTCGATACTTTTCCTGAATTCCTAAAAAAGATCCATAATAATCGATTGCATTTATAATCCCATAATGATGCAATGCCTGACTTGATAAATAATAGAATAGATTGTCAGTATAGGATGCATTCTGGGGGTGGTTTATTTTATCCATCATTTCCGTGGATTGAATAGTGGGAAGAGAAACCGGGACATCTTTGTATTTTCCAATCATGAATCTTATAGGATCTAATAGGGGGGAGAATTTCACAAAGACGGGTCGGTTTGATTCTTCTTCGGAATCCACGTCAATCACCGTATTCAAATTTACTATATGATATTTGTGGTTGAGTCCGATAGAATCATAATTCGTTTCATTCATTTTGAAGAATTGAGAATATATGGGATTATAACATTGCACATTCCGAATAGAAAAAGGAGAATACAAGGACTCTTTTTTTTCGTTTTCGGGTTTTTCTAAAGTTTCCATGTTTGGCTTTTTTATTTTGCAGTATCGGATTGCGATTTTTGACATTATAGAATGATATACATATCTTTTTGCATTTATTAAACTCATCTATTGGTGTAATTCAACCTTCCGTGTAAAATATCTCGACAATCCTATAAAATCTGTCATATAGAAACTCGTTTTAGGAATCCATCTATTCATCAAAATACGTTTATTGGTATATGAAATAATATCGTAGAATATATAACTATATGACTCTAGAATTGAAAAAATTTGATATGCGTTCGATTACATTCAAGCCGGACGAAAATAAAGGGCCCGTCATTGTTCTTATCGGGAGGCGCGATACAGGAAAATCGTTTTTAGTAAAAGATCTCCTTTGGCACCATCAAGATATTCCTATAGGAACAGTCATCTCAGGCACGGAAATGGCCAATGGATTTTATTCGAAACATGTACCTAAATTGTTTATTCACGATGAGTATAATACGGTTCTAATCGAGAATATTTTACGCCGGCAAAAAGCCGTCCTAAAACAGGTAAAGGGGGAGATGGATGCTTACAAAAAAACCACGATTGATCCCCGGACGTTTGTCATCCTCGATGATTGTCTATATGACAATTCGTGGTCAAAAGACAAAATGATGCGACTCCTTTTTATGAATGGTCGGCATTGGAAAGTCATGCTTATTATCACCATGCAATATCCTTTAGGTATTCCTCCTCAATTGCGTACAAATATCGATTATGTATTTATCCTGCGTGAGAACTATCTCTCGAATCGCGAACGCATCTGGAAGAATTATGCATCCATGTTTCCCACATTGGAAAGTTTCTGCTCCGTCATGGATCAAACAACGGAGAATTTCGAATGTATGGTGATTAATAATAATGCGAAATCGAACAAAATCGGGGATCAAGTCTTCTGGTATAAAGCACAGGATCGCCCCGATTTCAAATTGGGAACAAAAGAATTCTGGGAAATGTCGAAAAATCTAGCGGAAGACGACGAAGAAGATGCATATGATCCGACCAAGGGCAAGAAACGGACGAATCCGATTACTGTAAAAAAGACAAAATGGTAGAATCGCAAATAATATAAATGTATTCCAGAATAATACACAATGTCTAGATTTATCAAATTATCAAATATGATATTACACATACAACATGTCAATCGAATCTTGATAAAACCCAATAAATATAATATCTATATGACAGACCGCATCGATACATATCAAGATAGTATTGAAATTTGTGCGACAACTCAACCTGTGGATTATATGATAGTTAAAAAATGGATTGATAATTGTGACAAAATGAAATAGATGTAATTGTCCTATAGTACATATGTCAAATACTTGTTTTGTATACTTTTTACAATCCACAAAAGGGGCAACTTACATAGGTGCAACAGTGGATCTCGATCATCGACTAAGACAGCATAATTGCGAAATCAAGGGGGGGGCGCATGCAACCCATGCAAAAGTCGCTCAAGGGGAAACGTGGACCCGTGTTTGCCATATCTCGGGATTCCCCGATTGGCCTGCCGCACTCCAGTTTGAATGGCGGTGGAAACAACTTTCCCGGAAATTGTCAATGAAAATACCCCCAATGGAACGCAGGCTACGCGCACTACATACATTGCTCGCAATGGATCGACCAACGACGAAAGCCACCCCTTATTCCGAATGGCCCGCACCACCCGTGATTCATTTCGAAATCGACGGATTGCAAGACGTATATGACTTGTTACACTTTTAATCTAAAGTATATCCTTTTTTTGAGGGGGGGGCAGTTAATTACAGCAAGGTGTATTCGATTCTAGATAATAATATAAAAATATTTTTTATATTATACAATACAAAATGATTTCAAATGATATGATTCGTAATATTCATAGACTTCCAGAAGAAGTCCGTATGCATATCATGTCCTATAGCATGAATCCACAACCTCTCTTTTTATGTCATGATATCCACAATTTTCATTATACATTGAATTCTCTATATGACTTGTACTATAGAATCTATATTGTAGATTTCCATGAAAATGAACCCGAAGATAAATTTTGGATTGTCAATGATCTATTGGGCTATATGAATGGGTATTATCCCATGAATTCGGGATTTGTAGAAAGATTTTACGAAATTATTCGCCGGAGTTTCAGAAATAACAATGTATCTACGGCCCAACAATTTATTAAATATTTGAATAGTAATTCCAATGTATTTCGTCAAATACACATTATCTGGGGACTACTTACGGTAGATGAACGCAATTATTTTATAGAGAATGCATTCAAACCAGGTATAGATGATCCTATAGGACTATTGGATGAAGAAGAAGAAGAAGAAGATTGGGATTACTAAATTGTCGATGCATATTTGATATAGCAATAATCACGATAGGTCGTGGGATGTGTTTGTAACGTTTGTTCTGTCCATGCATACATGTATTTGCCGTTTTGATTCCTCGAATTCATTTGTCGCCAGATCCCCCATTTTACATTGAGTACTGCATTCATGACACTCATTTCATTGGAAACCCATACTGGATATCGATTTGCCATTTGAATGAGTTCGTGTTTTATATTTGTATATTGTAGAATCGCCGTATCATATACCCACATACAATTGCAAAAATATTCCTGGGTCATACAATTTTCCCCGATATCCATTTTCATCTGTGCAATCACTTCCCTTGATGCATGGTGATATACAAGCCGTTTAAATCGGGAATCCGTTTTTGGTCCGCGATCTCCATCGGGAAATCCCGCGTCATTTGGGGCTATAATAGAGCCCGTACAATCGGCTTCTAATAAATAATCCACACGATCTACCACACGAAATCCGGCGTCGAAATAAATCACGCGATCCCATTGTGCAAACCATTCGTCGAATACGTGAATCTTTTCCCATTGCACCAATTTCACGAGTTCCCGGCGATCTGTTCCTAAGAATCCATCGGGTCCAATCCCAATCAGCATGTCCGATAGATCGATTCGGTCGAATATTTTCACCTGAATATTATACTCCCTTATCGTATCCCCGGGAATCGCGAAATCCACGGGAATTACCACAAGATCTCCTTGCCATTGTCCCATAGATCTTATATCGCGGATGGTATTTAGCGCGCGGGGATAATATTCCGCGTTTGTTAAAATAACGACGACCGCAGTGAGTTCCGTTTCTATCATGTATATGATATATACACATGATATTTCTATATGACATAATCCCGAAATTATTTATCTTCTGCTACTTCGCGCTCTTCGAAATTGACGGTTTCCTTGACACCCACTAGATTGCCTTCTTCGTCGATGGTCTGAGTGAGTTTGTTGCCACTCTGTGATGCTTTCTTGATATTCTCTTCGATCGCCTTTTTCTTTGCATCTTTGATTCTCTTTTCGAAATCTTCCTTTGCTTTTGCTTCGTTCTTCATCTTTTCTTGGTGCAACTGATTGAGTTCTTCCTCCAAGAATTCCACGCGCCCAGTTTTGTATGCATCCGGATCCCATGGAATCCAAATCCCTACTGGACCCACGAAAATATCGTGATTGGGATCGGATTCGCGGATCTTTTTGCATTTCATTTCGGCTTCTTCTTGGGTTGGGAATACACCGCGGACTTTTAGTCCGCGTACAGAAGTCTGGAATTGATTTTGCAATTGGAATTTTTGCGTGAGTGCATCTTCATTCTTATCTACAAATGTTTTGAAATCGTCATATACACTTTCCCCTTTTAGTTTGATATTCTCCTCCTTGACAAATTCAGTATAATCCTCCATAACAGTTTCTACATTTAGGGAATATTTATAGGACAAAAAATGAATGAAATCAAAGAACTTTCCCATAGATTTAGTAAAATCCCATTGTTTGATAAATTCGTCAAATATGAAAATCTCGCGTTTTTCAAGAACCTTTTCGGGTGAAATGAAAGAAATACACGCGAACTTTTGTCCGGCGATTGGCGCATCTTCGTCACATAGATCTATATATTTAGGATTTATAGATCCATCATTTAGCGTTTTTTTCTCGAATCCCGACATTATATAAATTTAGGAGTTTTCGTTTTAAGTGTTTTTATATTAAATCAAACATTTTTTTATTTTATATAATATATAACAATGAGCAACGTGTTCGATTTTGGAGAACTTGTCAAAAAGGCTATCAAATACATTATTGAGGGTATCATGGTGGCAATTGCCGCTTATGCTATCCCTCAGAAGACATTGAAGGTTGAAGAAGTCGTTATTATTGCATTGACTGCTGCCGCAACCTTTAGCGTTCTTGACGTCTTTATCCCATCCATGGGTGTGAGTGCACGTAATGGTGCTGGTATGGCTATTGGTACTGGTGTTGCCGGTGGTATTCGTATCGCATAAACCATTTCTTTGCGTAAAACATATTTTTCATCAAAATAATATGTTTTCTATTTTACAATAGTAATTATTCTATCAGAACGCATTTTTACGACACCATATGTAGGCAATTTGTATATGTCTCATAGGCTTCGCATACGGAATGAAAATTACAATGATTGTATAGGTCCAAAAGGATCTCCTGGACGTCGTGGTTTTACGGGTCCTATAGGATATACTGGGTATACGGGTCCAAATGGTTATACTGGGTATATGGGTCCAAATGGTTATACTGGGTATACGGGTCCTATAGGATATACTGGGTATACGGGTCCTATAGGATATACTGGGTATACGGGTCCTTGAACCTCTTTTATTTTTTTGAAACAACTTAAAAAGTTCCATTTAAAATGTTCAAGGGTGTAAAAGATATAGATACGGTTTTGAAGATGTTTTTATGCATACAAACGAACGCGAAGTTATATTACCAAAAAATCTTTTAGCAGAATTGATTAAAATCGAAGACGTAGAAGAATACGTAGAAGAATATATATCCCCGGCATACAATTCGTTTATCTCTTTTGTACGAAGGTCAGTTCGATTTAGATGAGAATGAAAAATGCAAAGAACGCAATTTATTTCATATACAACCCTTTATTGGACGTGCCAATTATTCCGCTAAATCGGCCAGATCGGCAAGATCCAACAAACGGTCTACTTTCGCTTCCAATTCCATATAATCCTATAGGACAAATCTCGCGTGCCATTATTTCAGTCATATAGAACGTATTCCTATATGACTTCCTGTGTCTAAACTGTGGGAAAAAAGACCCAATCGAGATCTTTGCACACCATTTTCCATATCATGTCCTGTTCCAATTGTTTCTCGCGATCTTTCATCATGGGAATATAAGGTAAATACTGCGTTTGGTCCAATAGAACACATAGTTGATAGAGCGTATATGTATAATTGAAGAAATTCGTGCGGTTGGGAGGACAATGGACCGCCCATGGTTTCTGGATTTCAATGAAAAGGACGCACAAGGTTTCGTGTAGTTCTTCGTTCATAATGGGCGGTTTGATTCCGAAAATGGAATTGATGTATTGGATATGCTCGAAATATTTATTGAGACCCAATTTCCGGAGAATCTCGCGCATTTTATCGTAATTGATTTCTTTATAATCTTTGATCCGCTCTTTTTTGATGCGGGATCTCACGGCATCAATGACGGATGCGGGAATCTGTGTCGTCTCTTTTGCCTGGAATTGTGAGAGGATTTCCTTGAAATGGTTTAGTCGGATATAAGCCGTATAGGACACTTCATTGGGCGGTTCTTTATTTGACGGTTTCGAATTATCCACGATATAAGAAATGAATTTGCCACAGGATTGGTTATTGCAAATGAGAATGCCTTCTTCATCCTGGGGGATCATTTCACCCTGTTTGCAAAATTCGCAAATATCGCTCGAAACAACGAAATCTTGTATATTGATGATTTCGTTGTTTACATTTTTCCAATAGAGTTGATAAGTGGATTTTGATTGCTGATATCGATCGCTATTCAGATTTTCTGATTCAGGATGGACGGATTTGATTTTGAAAAAAGTGTGGAGGACGTTGGTATTTTGTTTACCCCCTCCTACAGAAATGTCTTTTTTTTGTTCAAAATAGTCGAAAATGTATTTCGAATTCTCTAAAAGGTAGGTTTTCCGTTGATTTTTTAAAATTGTCATTTCTTCTTTTAAAAGACGGATCTTGTCCTTGATCTCCATAATTTCATCTATATGACTACTCTGTTTCGAATCTTTGATGAGCGTCTTTAGATGAATCTTTAATTGGGATCTTTCTTCTAATAATTGTGGTATTTTATTTGTTTCAATGAGATCGAACGAGTTTAGCATTTCGGTATGTTTTTCGTCGATG